AAAGATTCCTCATAATCAGATGCTAATTTTACAGCTGCTAATCCTAAGCCAACAATTGGAACAGTTAGACTTGCTGTTAAGTTTTGACCAGTTCTTTTCATTAAAGCACCAAACTTTCCAATTTTTTTGGATGCTTGTTTCATGGCTTTATCAAAACCTCTTAAATCAGCTCCAAATCTAACAGTTAATAAACCAATACTCTTATTTGCCATGCTCACTCATTTTTTTAATATATTCAGCTTTTGCTTTCAATTTCTCGTAATCTATTTTCTTATCCTTTTTATCCCACTCAAACTCAATCAAATCAGTTGGCTTTATTTTTTTACCTTTTGCTATTTGAATATTAAGTAATAAAGTAGTTTGCCATCTTGTTCTTTCCCATCTACTTCTTTCTCTTATATTTTCAAGCTCATAAAACCCATCCAACTTATTCCAAAAATGTTTAGGCAAGTAATCATAAAACTCATTTACTCCCATGCCTAACTGTCCAAAAGCAATCTTCTCTAATTCTCGCCAAGATAGTTTATTTTTTACTTCTTGGCTTTCTGCTTTTTTCCAGTATTACCACCCATTTGTTCAGCTAATATTTCCATAGCTTTTCCAATACTATCAAAATCACCATCTATTAAATCAGCCAAATCATCAACACTTAAATTACAATCTTGCTTTGCAGCCCTATGTCCATCTTCAATGCCACAATATATTAAAGTCAATGCATCATCCAATGTCATGTCCACACCAAGTTTATCTAAATCTTGCAATGATGTATTTGTTTTAGATGAATATTTTCTCAATGCATTAAAACCAAACTTAATTGGTAATTTTTGTTTATTTATTTCTATAAAAGTATAATTCATTTTTGTTTAGTTTAGTAAGGATTGGAGCAATGGTACTAAACAAAAGTACCAAAGCTCCTCACCTAATTTTTTAGTTTATTGTCTGAGTTAATTCACCAGTTCCCTCAATAGAAAGAGAATAAGTTGCAGTATCTTCTGTCCCACCAGTTATACTAACAGATGTTATATAACCAGATCCAGAGTAACTAATATCACTTGTTGATGCTGTATCACCAAAAATAAAATCAACTTTTTGTCTTGCATTTAATAAATCAGTTTCTAAAACATCATCAACTCCATTAGTTAAAGGATCTCCAGATGCATTTGTCCACGCATAAGCACCATCAATATCAATTGAAAAATCTCTTAATCCTTCTAATATTTCTTTGTAACCAGCACTTTCTTTATTTGTAATTTCTCTTGGTGAATGATTAACATTCAACGTACAGTTTTGAGCAAATGCAACAAGATTATTTGTTGATGTGCTATAAACTTTTATTTCAGTTCCATTTAAAATAGCCATTTTTTTTCTTTTTTATATTAATTAATTATTTTCTTCGGCAACTTTTTCTTTTGCCTTTTTTTCTTTTTTTTCTTTTAAGTAACCATTCTCTTTTAAAAAAGCAATAGTTTCTTCATTTTTTATTTCTAATATGCTACCAGCTTTATTTACTTGCCCAGCATACCTCCAATCTTTATTTAATTTTATTTTCATATTATTTTCTTTTAACTTGTCGGATTAATTTGTCTTATTTCAAAATCTAAAGCCTTTCTATAAATACCAGAATCACCACTTGTATCATCAAAAATATCATTATAGCTTTGAAATTGACTTGATTGTATTTTAATTGTAGCATATTCTGCTTCTGTAATTCTATCCATTGCAATTCTAATTTTTTTTGCTAAATCAGATGCTTCTGAATATGTTTCACTATAACAAGAAATCATTACATCATTTGTATCTAATGTTGATGGTCCTTCTTTAGTATCATTTGGCTGAACTCCAGTAACATCATAAATAATAAAAGGAAATTCAGTTTTTTGTGGAGCAACATTTGGAAATATTCTTGACTCCACTAATGCTAAAACATCAGAATCATTTGACAAAATATTAAATATTGCTTTTCCTATTTCCATTTTAATTATATCCGAATGTTCCTAATTTTCTTAATTTTTTTACTTCTTTAAACATTACAGCTCTTGCATCTGTTAGCATATTAGTCATTAATTTACTTTTTGTTTCATTGTATGCTGGTTTTATAAAAGGTTTTGCTGGTCCCCATTTATATGATGGACTTTGTGCATTTCTACCAACTTCAATCCATGCTCCATAAAAACCACTTTTTTCATTTGCAAAAGCTCCTTTTGCTCTTAAACCAACGTAACCACCCCCAAATTTCCTACTTGCTTTTGTAGTAATAAAACCAACTGACTTTTCTAATATTGTTGATCCAATAGTTCCTTTTTTAAAAGGCATACCAGAAATTTTTTGTTTTATTTTTTCTTGTAATGGTTTTGAGTTTTGTCTAAATATTCTTACTAAATTTTTTGGATTGTTTAGTTGTGCTGGAAATCTATTCATAAAATCTTGCAATTCTTTCATTCCTAAAACATTAACGCCAACTCTTGATTTTGTTCCAGCTGTTCCAGCTAATTTAGCAACTGTTGTGCCTCCTTTATTTCCAAATGTAATTGCCATTAATCTTTATTTTCACAAATTATTTCTAAAAATGCATCTCTTCCATCTATTTGATTTATAACCTTTGGAAAGTAATATTTACCTTCATAAGCTAATCTTGATTGTAAATTTAAAGCTGCCACATCTAAATTTCTAATATAAACATAAAGTTTAGTCATTCCAGTTATTTTTTCACTTTGATCTGTTCCTTCACTTCCACCCTTCCATTCTATTGCAGCCCAAACTGTTCTAAAAGTAGAATAACTTCTTGTTAGTTCACCATAGCTATTAGCTGATGTGCTTACAGTTTCAATTAAAACTCTTCTATCAAGTTCTCCTATTGTCATCTAACAACTTGTACTTTATATGTATCTAAAAGCCATTTAGCTGATTGTGGTAACTCAGTTGATATACGACCAATAACAACAGATTGTCTGTTAGCATACCAGTTTCCAAGAGTTAAAAGAATAGCTTGTTTTACAACATCTGGAACATCACTTGCAGCACTACCATATCCAACTGTATATCTACATTCAACAGCATCAACTCTTTGAGCAATACTTGGCAAAGTACCATCAACTACTAAATTAATTTGACATGGCTCAAATTCGTTATTTACAACATAATTTGAACTCGCCCAAGTTTGTTGAGTATTATCAGAATCATAATATTTAACATGAGCAACAGAACTTACTTTGCTTTTAAATAATTCATTTAATCCATTAAAACTTGTTGATGTTTGATTAACAACAGTATCAATAAAAAATCTATTTGTGTACTCTTCACTCACTTGAGTTGAAGCAATAATTAAATTAGTTATTAATGTATCATCTGCATTTGTATCAACTTTTAAATGAGATTTAGCCTCAGTTAAACTAACTGGATATGTAGATGCTGGAGTAACAACTTGATACGTTCTTTGCTCTTTAATCAAAGTTGTATCAAAATCATATGGAAAGCAATAGTTGTTCATATTATTTATTTATAAAAAAAGGGATGATGGTAATTCCACCACCCCTTTCATGAATTAATTATTAACTACTAAAGAGCAGTAGTATATTTAACAAATGATTCTCCACTTGCAACAGCCCAATCCATATGATTGTTCATTACTAATTGAACTTCATTATTAATTGCTCTACTATAAGGATTTACCAAAATGTTTGATGGTCCAAAAGTACAAAATTGTATTCTTGAAAAATCTCCAAATAAAGCATCTCCAGAAACTCCAGCAACACTTGCTGGACCAGCACTAAACCAGCCATTGTAACCCATTAATTTATCATCAACATAAGCTGGATAAACAGATGCTACTTGTGGTGCAGCTTTTAAAGCACTATATAATTCCCAAGATGAAACAAAACCTAAGTTACCATCTAAACCATGATTATTTGCAATTGTTTGAATAGCTTCTAATGCATCAGCAGCAGCAGCAGTTGATCCTCCAGCAACAGATTCAGTAAATGTTAAAATATTAGCAGCTTGTGAAATTGCATTTGGTGATCCACCACCTACGTTTGCAGATCCAAACATTGCAGCATCTATTTTGTTACCCATGTTTCTTCCCATATCTCTCATTACAGCAGCTTCAGCAGCAGTTCCATTTTGAGCAAGTATTACATTAGAAAGGTTAGCATATCCAGCTAATCTTTTTGGAGTTAAAGTAACTTTTTCAAAGTCAGCACCACCATCAGCAGCAGGAGCAACCTCTGTTGCCCATGTTACAGTTGATCCTCCAGAAATTGGAACAACAGTATCAGCAGCAACATTACCTAAATTAGTTACACCAACTCTACTCCATAAAGCATCAGCAGACAATGCATCAACAAAAGCAGCAACAGCTGTTGGAGCAATTGCAGAGTTAGTTTGGTCAATAGCTCTTTTTTCTGTCATGAATGAAGGTAATCCAATTCCTTGTAAACCTTTTCTTGCCTCTCTTTCACTTTCTTGATGCATTTCAGCTTCTAAACCAGTTAATTGCCCACCATTTCTGATTTCATTAACAGCCTTAAATAAGCTCCATCCTCTTGTAGCTTTGTCAGTATTTACAGAAGAAACTTTTGCACCAGTAGATGATGCAGCTAATTTCAAATTGTTTTCTACTTTTTCAGCTCTTGTGATGGCAACATCATTGTCATCAATTTTTGTAAGAATAGAATCCATGTTCTCATTCTCTTCTT